CGATTAATCCGAAGCTGGTTCATCATTGTTCGTGATGCTTCCTCCTCCAAGGTGAATGCGGATTGAGTCGCTTGTAGATTCGTCTGGCGATCCTCGGAGAACTGATAACGTGCTTCTTGGGCTGCGAGGTCTCGCTCTAACATATCCAAGGTGCGTCCTGCTACGCCTCCCTCTGTGAGGGCACTGAGTGTAGTGCTGGACTTTGCAGCCATCCCTTTGATCTGTGCTGCGTCTTTACGTTGTGCTCGTGCGATGCTCTCTTGAGCCTGTCTAAGACGAACAGCGGTGTTTGCTTTTCCTGCTCTAATCTGTTCAGCAGCAGAGGCTTGAGCTTGAGCTTTTTCTTGAGCATTAGCAGCGGCTCTTTGACCAGCGTATGATGTTATAGCGGTTAAGCCACCTACAACGTAGGGGACAGCGGGAAGACACATAATAATGTTATTCGTTGGGGTGTATAGTAAATAAGGAGAAATCGTTTTCTTTTGGCTCTTCAACGGTAGCACCGCACCATTTCAACCAGCGTAACGCATGGGTGTTCTCGGTGTGGACCTCGTTGACACAAGGAAGTTGGTAGTGGTTAACAATAAACTTAACCCACGCTTTGCTCGCTTTGGCGAACTCCCTGCCTGATTCTTTAATCAAGTCATCCGTGCAAAGCAACCATATGTAATTGGAGTCATTAGGCATCAAAGGGCCAACCCCGAAGCAAGCCAAAGGTTTCTTGGTTTTGTTGGAGCAGATAGACCATGTATGGAAATCAGTCTCTAGGCCGGCGCGTATAGCGTCTCTAGGGCGAGTCCCTGAGCTTAACAAACACTCCAGCTTGTCGATCTCCCGCATGTTATCACCTACGTCCTCGATGTCACTTGGGAGTGCAGAACGGATGTAGACGTTTTTATATTCTAGTTGAACGGGTGTGGACGTTGGCTTCGTATTCACAGGACTGGAAGTTGGCGGTAAAGGCACTTGAATTTACAATCTTAATAACAGACTCAGGTGCTGCTGTATAGATGGAAAACCTAAACTTACCTTCCTCGGAAGCTCGTGACCCCAGCGCATCTACGTTGATGTTCAAGGGACTATACGAATAGATTCTCTTGTCACGGGCGCGTGGTGTTACCTCGATTTGGAACGCTGAAGCATCCGAAAAGAACAACGTGCCATTCCGAAGGATCAACCGAGCGAGGCCCGAGGATGTCGGAGGGTTTCCTTGTTTGAACACAGGCTCACTCAAGGTGCATTCCATGTTGTATTTAAGACCAGAGAAGCATGTCTTGTAGAAGCCCTGGATGGTGGCGGTGTTGTTGTTAATTGAAACAATGTTCAGTTTCCTTCCATCCAAGTCATACACCTCAACTACATCTCCACTCTCAGGGACGAACCCGAGGTCGATGGTGATGTCCACTGCGTCAGTAACAACAGTCTGGTCAAAGGTGTGCTTCTTGAGAAGATCAAGGTGAACCGTAAAGCCTCCTGTGGTGTCGCTCTCCAAGCGTAGCTCTTCAAACTTAACCTCAGAGATCACTGACTGTCCGGCCTTGTCGCCTACACAGAACAACGAACTCTTCATGAAGTGCATCCCAATAACATCAAATGGCATCGTTAGCTTGCCCCATGAACTCAGGACTTTCTCTCGTCCGTTAAAGAAGTATTTGTAAAGGTAGATGTCCGTGCCTCCTGTGGCGAACGCCAAGAGTTCCTCTGAGGATGTCCCAGCAGCAAATAACACATCTCCTTTAGGAATATACGCTGGGATCTGTGTGGTGATCTCATCGGAGTCATAGACATCCGTGGTGGCGTTAAGGCTATACTCTTGGACTCCAAGGAACTCTCCACGCTCATACGGAAAGTAAACATACGATCCTACTGCAAGCGGGTCTGCGGTGGTGTCCGAGTTGTAGTTCGTGATGGCATTGAGTGTTACCGTGTCGTTGGTCAACGGGTCGCCTTTCAAGACGAACTGACCACGGTTACCAAACAATAACAAATTCTCTTGGAATGCTACACTGCTGCGGAGGTCAGTCACGTTAGCGGTGGCAGATGTTATGTCAATCGGAGCGGTGTCCAGAAGAGTCCTTACGGTGGTCCTAAAGAAGTTGAATAGTTCAGCAGCCTCGGACAACACGATGATATCCTGGAAGATGAACCCAAAGCGGTTCTTGAAGAAGACCATGTTGTTGATCGTCTTGCCGACAAAGGAAGGGAACGGGTTGGTCTCATCGTCGCCAGCTTGCCGGCGTAACCATGAGGTAGTGTTGAGTGTGAAGGTGTTAAGAGTGGTGTTGACCAGTTGTAAAGGAAGAGTGTTAGCGTCAAAGGCAACTTCAAGGTCTGGGCCTACGTCTTCAACCCATCCACCTTCTCCGAATGCTTGTCCATCGTTACTCTCAAATCTAAGGTAGTAGTCATCTTCGTTAGCATCAGCGTCCCCTCGGACTGCCACACGGAATCCATCAGGTGCGCGAACAGGAAGATCACTGAGAGCATCCACCTCTTTATGGACGAGTCCTAATCCAGATCCGTTGAGACCGTCGAAGGCTTCCACATAGAAGTCCCTTCCGTCATTGCGGTTTATGATGATTGAGCCGTCCTTAAGGGTGAATGAATATTTAGAGGTTACGGCTGCGTTGTTTGTGTCTGCTTGTGTGTAATGTGCCGTTTGGCTTTGGTTAGTAAGAGCAAGGTAAAGTTCGTTAGCGATGTTTGTAGAATCAGCTACTTGTTCTTTCGGGCTGCTGTCAGACTTAGCAGTAACAATAGAGACTTCCTCATAAGGAGCCGAAGAGCTAGAAGAACTAGGAAACTCAGAGAGTGTCTTGTGAGGTTGGGTCTCTGGAGCCGTGGGGTCTATTAAGTTGGTGTAATAATAAATAGTCTGTCCTGGATGAACCAACTCTACGTTAGTAACAGAACCACCTTGAATAGTGGTAACAATCTCAGGACGGACTTGCCAATCAACACCAACAAAATCCAAAGTAGGCGTGTCATCATCTGCGTAACCTGTGCCTCCTGAAGCAACCTCAACAGACTTCAAGCGGTAGGAACGATTTTGAAGATTAGCTGTAAAAAACCCTTTGATGTCAACTGCTTCCCAAGTCAGCGTGAAGGTTGCTCCCGAACCAGTGAAACGTCCCACTTCACGGAACTTAAGACCATACTTCTTACCAAAGTCACCTTGCTTGATGAATACCAAGGCGCGTGACTTGTCGAGAGCTTCGGACTTCTCCGTGCCTTTGGCTACAGTCTTAGTAGTGTTAAGGATGAACGTGCTGTCTCCAAGGGTGCGAGCTTTGAGGAGCTTGTGGGAGTCTGAAGCTGTGGGTATCGTAAGGTAATTGTTATTGATGTTATAACCACCAGTAACACCCTCAATCGTTGCCTCCGCTCCTGTGTCCACATTGAACGCCCTGAGAACACCTTGTCGGTCGCTCTGGCTTCTGTGTTCAATAACAACCACATACCGTTCGGTCGCACTGCGTTCGATGAAGTGAACCATGTCTCCTTTGTTGAAGACGTTCGCATCGGTCAGCTTCTTGATGAGCCGCGCTGGTGGACGCTTGGTTAGTCCCTTGGTGACTGTAGGAAGAGCATTAAGTTGATCCTCGCATTGACCAGGAATCCTGACCCGAGGAGACTGTTGGCTTACTCCTTGAATCAGGTTGGGGACGGATGTGGTGATGTTAGCCATGTGTTAATGATTACGCAATGTCGGTTCTCCGGTTGATCCCAATGCGACTTGCGGTGTCGTAGTTGTCAAAGATGGTGCGGTCTGAGTTGGTTCCTTCGGCTTCTTCCATAGCTGATTTAGCCATGATCTCATCTCGATAGATAAGTGCTTCAATCTCACGCGAACCAACAATCCTGTTGGAGAACATACGGGATGCCTTGAGCGTGATGTAACGGCGGGTCTGTTCGGGAAGCTCAGTGAAGTCGAGAAGGAAGGTGATGTCTACCTTGATCTCATCAATGGTGAAAGTCGTTGTGTAGTCCTTACGGTTGAACAGTTTGTTTCCGCGTTGAACCACATCGTGTGTGTTGTCTACAGCATCTACTTGAAGGACGTTCTCGGGTAACTCAATCTCGTTGGATGAGTTCGCCTCAAGTTTGTAGTCCTTAGCTGTATTGAAATGCCACCCTTCTTGTTGAACCTCACGAGAGACTTCATCAAGAATACCTTTAGCTAGTGCCGCTGACGGTGGCAGGGCGGTTGTATCCGCAATGGAGTTAACAGGAGATTCCGCGATGTATCCCAGCATGGTGTTAACCGCATTAAGTTCAGAAGTCAGGGTAGCCATAGTTGTTGTTATTATAAAAGAAAAAGTAAAGGGAAGGTAACACCCCCATCCCCCGAAGGGGACAGGGATGAAAACCTTGGTGTGGTATTAGTCAGCGTCCTTGATTTCAAACGCAGCTTCGGGACGAAGAACACCGTGGCCCATTGCATACTTAGCAACGAACAGGGTTCCTTGAAGCTCAAGTTTGTAATCACTCTCGGTAGCGAGGTCAAGCAGCTTGACGGTTCCGACAGCAGACGGGTGTCCACCAATGATGAAGGTCTTGGAGAGGTCACCGTTGTATCCGGTTCCGCTTCCTCCGAAGACATCGTTACGGGCACTATCGTCATCCTGGTCCTGTGAAGCCTCCGCGACTGCAACGTCAGAGAGGTGGTTGGACTTGAAGATGCGAAGACCAGCAACCATTGGGAGTGCGCCAGTAGCAACGTCACCACGACCACCGAAGTCACGGTTGATTACCTCTTCGCCAGACTGGAGAAGTTTGTAGTAATCAGCCGGCTTCAAGATAGCGTAACGCTGCCCATCGTTCGGGATGTCGTTCTCATCCAACTTCTGAGCAGCTTCAAAGAGCTTCTCCTGGATGACAGCAGCACTGAAGTCAGCAGCCTCTCCTCCGTCGATAGCGATGCCAGCTTTGCCTCCAGTAATAGTGGTAGCAGAACGAGCAGCAGCAACGAGAGTCTTCATGGTCGCGACATCGAAACGCTTGGCAAGAGCCTTACCGAGTTCCTTAGCGTAAATGCTACGGACATCGTAATGGTTCTTAAGCTCATCAATGTTAGCAATGAAGGTGGAAGCAAGGAGAACATCATCAATCGTGATGACCTTCTCAGCGTGCTTAACAGTGCTAAGATAGCTGTTTCCAGCGTCAGCAATGTTTTCTCCAGCCGTGTGGTATTTAGCAGTCGCAATTCCAGTTACAGGGAACTGAGCAGACTTTCCGTTAGAGATGGTGCGGATCGTGTGAAGACCCTTCATAACATTCATCTCTTCAAAGGTGGTCAGGATTTCTCCTGAGAACACCTTCAAGAACAACGCTTGGGCATCGTTAGCCCCGTTGATTTGTCCCAATCGGGACGCAGTAGTATTTCCGTTAGCCATAATATATGGTTTCTATTTTTGTTTTTGGTTTAAGGGTGTCCTCAATCAAATTTATCCAGTGGTCGGGTTCAGAGTTATTGATTGTCCACCTCGGTGGGTCTCATCTTCGGCCTCGTTACGGAGTCTATCGTTATGATGACGGTTGTTGTTTTAACACCACCAAGCTAGTAATGCAGCTTGTAACAATGGTGAAAGTTGTATCTTCAAAGTCATCTATGTGGGTTTGCCACGAAGCGACTGTGATGTAGTGTGCGCCCTGGTCGATAACACAACCATAGACGGTGCATAAAATTGGACCATCCTCGCTGTCTTGCGCGTGGTCTAAAAAGTATATTTGAACGATGTCCCCTACGGTTACTTCTTCCGTTTCACACGGGCACTCGGGGTGTTGGCAACAAATTGCTTCCCTTTCGCGCCAGCACGTTTCTTCTTCTTCGCAGTTGCCGCACGTTGAGGGATGCTTAGGGATCTCGCTTTCGATAATGGAAGACATCTGTCTGGGTTCTTTTTGTTCTTGGATGTTCCGCATTCGCCTTTGATCTTTCCATCGGTTCCAATACGGACCCAGTTCTGGTTTCTCCACTTAGCTAGCTCACCCACGGTTCTTCTTCTTTTTAATTGTTAACTTCGACTTCGACTTCTTGCCTTTCCCGTAGTTCGGGTCTTTGCAATACTTGGAGGCTGCCATGTTAGCGTAAGCACTCGGATACTTGTCGAACGTGCGCTTTGCCCATGATATTCCTTTGGGGCATATCTTAGCCATCGTGTGATTCAGAACTTGAATTAAATAACAACACTACTTTCAACCACCCTTGGTCTTCTTCAGCTTCAATCCAGAGCGTTTGGCTGCTTTCTTTGCGGCTTGCTTTCCTTCGGCGGTATATGGGTATTTCTTCTTTCCTACTTTGGGCATGGGGTGTTGTTGTTGTTATTGTTAAAAATTATCAGCACTTCCACCTTCTCAGTGCCAGAGCTTTCCTGGTGGGGCGACCTTTAGTGTCCTTCATCGGTCCTTTAACACCTGACATACGCGCACAAAAAGACCGCTTCCTTGGGCCTCCCTTTGGTTGCGGTCGTTTAAGATTACTACCTGTTTTTTGGTTGTAGTATTTTCTCCCTTTCTCAGTCAGTCCTCCTTTTTCGGACTTGTGTTCTTTTCTAAGGGACAATCCTTTTCGTTTAGCGGGCATCGTTCTCTAGGTCGTTGATGTAGTGAAGTATCTCCCCCAATGTTCTCTTCTCTTCGGGACTGAATTGGTGTTGATCCAGCTTCTCTAAAAAGTAGGGGAGCTTTGTCGGACGAAGAGTCGGAGCGCATCCAGTCATCAATAACATCACGCATGTCGCTATGCCGGCGACGATATAACTCTTCTTCATAGCTGTCTAAAAGACCGCGAAGTGCCTCTGCTACTTTTGGGAATGAGATAAGTAGTTTTATGAGTAGTAGAGACAGCTTCACGGCTATAAGTGTTAGTCCTTTGCGCGCCCGATGTTCAGCGCAAGCCAGTCAACGATGCGATACGCCTTGCCAACCCAAGTGTCATCTGCGGGTGTAGGTGTTAACGCAGCGATAGCACTAGCGGCTGTTACAATGGCGGTAGCAATCCCGATGAGTTCTGTAGAGTTCTCCAGGATGTAGTTAATAATGTTAGACATATTGTTGTTGTGGTTATGGGGTTACGGCAATGCGAGCTTCAACACTTCTACGGTAGCCTTCGTCGTTCTCATAACGAGGATCAGCCATTGATTGAGTCATCTCGTAGCTTGAACCAAAGGGAACAGCAAGTGCGTTACCAGCAGTGCCTCCTTGGACAAGAGCTACAGGATCTCCTCCGTCAGCCACAAAGCGAGCATAGAGACCTCGGATAGCCATCGCAGCAGCATCCCTGTCTCCACTCTCTACGGTGTTGTTGTAGACCTGTTGTTCTTGATCGGTAAGAGCGGTGGATGCCCAGTCGGACATAGCCTCGTAGTTGTCTTTTCCTCCGATCTCCGCTTGAAGAGACTCTTCTTGCTGGGCTTGGAGTGCCTCAAAACCTTGGACATATGTGTCAACAACATCCCTGCTTAATCCAGCTTCTTCAAGACTTTGGTAAGCGGAGTCGGATAACGTCCCATTCTCGTAGTATTCCTCAGATGCGGCTGAAACGACCTCACCCATTGCGGGTGCAGCTTCAGCTTCCTCCGAGTTTTCTTCGGACTGTTCTTTGTTGTTGTTATTTTCGTGGAAGCGTTGCTCCAGTTGTCCATAGGCTTCAGCCATAGATTCTGGGGTATCGAACTTCTCGGGGAGCCACTCAGGGCGTTCCGGTGTTTCCGTTGGGGTTTCCTCGGGTGGTGTCTGCTGCTGCTGCTGCTGCTGGTCGCGTTGTTCTTGCGCTTCCTCTTGCATCGCGGCTTGCTGTTCCAAAGAGATGTTCTCCTCGGGGGTCGGGTCGTTGTATGTTACGGATTCCATTACTATTCAGGTGGTTCAACCTCCGGCATATTACCCGCTAACGCCTGATCATTCAAGGCTTTAATACCAGCGGGGCCGAGCTTCTCACTGAGAGCTTGCATTTGCGCCATCTGAGCTTCCTGTTGCATCTGCTCTGAACTCTTGATGAGTCCGTCAGTCTTGATGCCGAGAGCGGTGGCGCGTCTTTTGAAATAGTCTTCAACATTAACAAATTGTCCAATAGCCTGGGGTCCAACCACTTGGGCAGCACCAGCAAGGAAGAGATCAAGTTTAGAGAGATCGTTACCACGACCAAGAGCCTCTACACCTGTAACAATCACAGGCTTCACGAGGTCTTTAGGAAGCTTAGGAAGCGTCTTCTTCTTTTGCATTACCGTCATAATGCGTGTCACCAGGGGCAACTGCATCTCACTGGCAAGGAGGCTATACATCCCTCCAAGGGAAGTCTCTAGCTCTTGTGAAAGCATTCGGATCTCCTCGGCAGTAACACGTTCAGCCTGTCGCACCACACCTGATGTAAGCAAGAATGCTCCACCGAGACGGTCTTTGATGGCTTCGACTGTGACTTGAGCCGTGCGGAAATCGTTGAACTTACCAAGCTGGAGAGTGTTAACATCAGCAGCATTGCCTTGGACAATCGCACCGTTGGGGCTTTCAGCCAGCGTCCGTGCGCGTGTAGTCCCGTTGGGATTCACTAGGAATAACACCTTGGCTGCTGCGGCTGATCCTTCGACAATCGCTCTGGTCAACGCTTCAAGACTCTGGATGTCACCGAGGTATTCCTCAACGAACCCACGACCGTATGCCTCGCCGTCAATCCTAGAAAGACGCAAAGGGATGAACGGATTGCGATCCTTGGGAACCTTACCCCCAGCACCAGGAATGTTCACCCCATTAACGTCTTGGCGTATGTGCCACGATCCTTTGATCAGGCAGCATGAGGTGTAGAGATCAAGTTTGCTTTCGGCGGTATCGAGGTTGGGGTCTCCTTGGACAAGAGCCGCTTGGACATCTTCGGGAAGCGCAGAGAACGCAAGGGTTTCCTTTGTGGCAATCTTAAGGAGGTTACCCATCGGGTCTCTCTCAACAACAAACCTGTCAAGGTGGAACACACGGAGTCCTCCGCTGTCCGGTAGATAAAGGAGTGCGTTACCCGTGATGATGAGATGCTTGAGAGCTTCGTGGATTGTTACCCGATAGGCTCCGAGGCTTACCTCATCCATAACCAAACCTTCAAGGGCTTGCAAGGATGATTCGATCTCACTCAAGAGTTCCGGTGGGGTTTCCTCTTCGGCTAGCTTACGCTGGTCAGCTTGGAGGCGAAAGAAGGGAGCATTAGGGGGAAGCAAAGCTAAGAGTAGCTTCGATGAAAGATTGTTAACACCACGAGAACCAACACCACTGAAGGGAGTATCAAGGCGACTGTGGGGACCGAAGCCTTCCTCGGGCATGACATACGGAAGGGTCAGCTTAGAGCAAGCCCGTGCGCGGTCGAGGTATTGATAACGATCCCCCTCAAGGCGGGTGTATGTTTGTTGGGCGGTTTCGTTCATTCGTCAGTAGGAATGTCTGGGTTAATTAAAGAATCAGGGTTGATCTCAACGCGAGAATCGAGTCCTCCAAGAAGGGTAACCAGCTGGTCAAACTCAGGGAAGTCTCTAGGTGTTAGACCGTTTCGGAGTGGGGTGCTAAGAACCTCATCACCAGCGGGAATAAACATCTCACCTTTGTAGGCTCCGCTATAGATTGGCTCCGCTCCTGTAGTCCAGTAATAGTGCTGACCTCGGCTTTCTTGAGCCTCGCGTATGCCATCAGTGACGATAGCAGCGGTTTCGGGGGTTGTTATAAATCCAATCATGCTAATGTAAGTCCTGTAACGGTTTCCCAAAGGGTCTTAATCGCGAGCGAGCAATCTTCAGCTTGTGCTTGTGTAAGACCGTTTCCAAGA